TTACAGCGACAGGTTGAGCTGATCACGTCCATAGTGGGATGTTGGAAAAGCGTCTTGCGGGATAAATCCAGACGGTAACTCTTCTTCGCGTGGGCCGCGCTTTGTTACCATTTTCTCAACGCTGTTTAGCGTCGTGAACGTGATGCTACATTCGAAATTCTGACACTGATGATATTGCCGTATCGTCATTTCACTGAGACGGCGACTCGTACGCGTGCGAGCGACGGCACCGCAGATCGGGCAAACAAACATGATGGCCTCCCATGGCGGGAGTTGAACTCCCTGACATTATGGCCGTCACTCTCCACTTTCTGCAATCCATTCGGGTATTTTTGCCTCAAATTCAAGCCGAGTAGTAAAACCATTTCCATCAATAGAATGGCTTGCCCTGGCTATAATCCAGTCCTGATTATCGATATCCGTTTTAAATCCGGTAACGGTGCCGTGCATTTCCGGGTATAAATCGGCGCGGCCATAAGCCAACGTGAGGGTAAATTCAGCAGCGCCGCGTTTTAGCTGTTGCCACTTTGCAGCAGCGGCGCGTTTCGCGGCCATTTCGTTATTGTAGGTTTTGCGCAGCACATAAACATTACCATCTTCACCGTCAAGATAATCACCTTCCCGGTTGCTGCTGCGTTCCATCTTCTTTTTCTCTGGTTTGCGCTTTTTTACCGTGACTTTTTTCTTCTTCCCAAACTCCAGATCCAGCCAATAGGCGCGCACGCCCGTATAGGCGTCGCGGTCGGCAATCCGGAATGAATGCCGATCGCCGCTACTGCGGGTGATGGCGAACGAGGGTAGCGCCTCACCTGATGCGCTGACGCCGCCGCCGGGCAGAATAAACAGCAGGCTGCCGTTCTTCACCGTAGCAATGGCGCCCAGCATTTCAGCCATGCGTGTTAGGAAGGACATATCACTTTCTTGCGTCTGGTCGGCGTGGTCGATCTCCAGCCCCATTAGCGACTCGGATATGATCGGTTTCAGGCTATATCGCCGGGCAATAGCGGACACTACCCGCTCGACCGTAACGTCGTGCCAGGACACCTCACGCTTCACATTAAACTCATCGCGAAAATCTGCACTACGAGCGGTGATCGTCATGGTGTCCGGCGGTCCGGAGTGCGCCACTTCGTCAACAATGAAAACGCCTTTGTAGACCAGCGCCTCGCCTCGCCAGCCCAGCGAGGCGGAAAGCTCAGCGCCTCGTGGCGGTAGTTGTAGCTGGCCGTCGCTGTCATCCACGGTGATCGTTATTTCATCGGCTTCAAAGCCGCGATTGTCCGTCATTTCCAGTGACATTATCCGTTCATCCAATACGGCCAACGCCTTGCCGCCCAGCAGTACGCCGAATGCCGGCACGCGTGACAGTTCCGTCTGGTAATCCTTGATCGCCCCCGTTCCTGCATCCAGTAGCGATTTTGCCTTGTCGATTGTGTCTGTCATCAGTGCCATGGTTCACCCCTCTGGCGCCGATGGTTTCATGCGCGCGCGATGGGGAAAACCGTGCGTTGTTGTCGCTGATGCATGACAACCGGCGCTGCGTGTCGAGCGAGTATTTTTCGGCGAATATCACCATGAACTCACAAGCATGATGGCGGTACAGTATGACCGACAATTTTTTCCACGGTGCGCGCGTCAAGGAGAACACCGACCTGCAAACCGCGATCAACGACGTTGACTCAACAGTCATCGGTCTGGTTGCGGTGGCGGACGATGCTGACGCTACCACTTTCCCCTTAAACACTCCGGTTTTGATTACGCGGGTTATTAGCGTACTCGGCAAAGCGGGCAAAACCGGTTCCCTGTACAAATCACTGAAGGCCATTTCCGACCAGGTCAGCACCCGCGTGATCGTGGTGCGTGTGGCTGCGGCTGGCACCGGTGAGGGCGCGCCGACGCAATCCCAGCTGATTATCGGCGGCTCCCAGGCGGACGGCAGCTATACCGGCATGTTCGCGTTGTTGACCGCCGAGCAGAAAGTGGGCTACCGCCCGCGCATTCTCGGCGTGCCGATGTATGACACTCAAGAGGTCACCGCTCAGCTGCGTGTGATCGCCAAGCAACTGCGGGCGTTCTCCTACAGCTATTGTGACAGCTGCGAGACGATCGTCGAGGCAAAAGCCTATCGCGAGCAGTTCGCTGAGCGTGAAGGCATGCTGCTCTGGCCGAACTTCATTGCCTATAACCAGCAGTCGGGCGAAAACGAAGAGTTTCCGTCCGTAGCCTATGCGCTGGGGCTCAGGGCGAAGATCGACAACGAGCAGGGCTGGCATAAGTCACTGTCAAACGTGGCGGTCAGCAATGTGCTCGGTATTTCCAAAGATGTTTTCTGGGCGCTGCAGGCGGAAGATTCAGACGCCAACGAGCTGAATGCCAACGAGGTCACCACGCTGATTAAGCGTGACGGCTTCAGATTCTGGGGCAACCGCACGACGGACACGGAAAAGTACATTTTTGAGGTGTACACCCGTACCGCGCAGATCCTCGCTGACACCATTGCGGAAGCGCAGTTCACCACGGTGGACACCCCGCTAACGCCGGCCAACGTCAAAGATGTGGTCAGCGGTATTGACGCCAAGCTGCAAGGATTGGTCACCGCCGGCAAACTGATTGGCGCCGCGTGCTGGTTCGATATCGTGGATAACCCAACGACGGGCATTCGTCAGGGTAAGGCGGTGGTGCGTTACAACTACAGCCCGGTGCCGCCGCTGGAAGATTTGACCATGATCCAGACCTTCACCGATCAATATTACGAAGCGGCCTTTGCGTCGCTGGGAGGGGCATAAGTGGCTATCCCTAAGAAACTTAGACTCTTTACGCTGTTTGTCGATGGCACCAACCACATCGGCAAAATCCCCAGCGTCACGCTGCCAAAGGTCACCCGTAAAACTGAGGATTATCAGGGCGGCGGGATGCTGGGTGCGGTAGCGGTTGATCTCGGCCTGGATGGTGGCGCCCTGGATGCTTCCATGGTGGTCGGCGGTGTTGTTGAGGAACTGATCCTGAAATATGGCGGTGATATCGATGATATTCGCCTTCGCTTTGTCGGCGAAATCTACAGCGGCGGCACCAGTTCGCTGATGGAAGTCGAGATGCGCGGCCGTATCACCGAAATCGATCCGGGTGAAGCCAAGCAGGGCGACGACACCAATCACACCTATGCCATCAAAAACACCTATTACAAGCTGTCGGTGGATGACAAGGCGCTACTGGAAATTGACCTGCTGAACTTTATCTATAAGCGCAACGGGGAAAATCTGTACCCGGACCGCATCACCTCGGCGCTTGGCATGGGCAGCTGATCGCGCTGTTTTAACCTTCAACTCACGTTTACGGCGGTACTGGTTACCGCCTGGAGAATTCTACAATGTCAGTCACTCTTACCACCCCGATTAAGCGCGGCAGCAATGAAATCAGCACCGTCGCTATCACCGACACCATTAAGCAGGCGGGCTCACTGCGCGGCTTGCGCCTGGTCGATGTGCTCAACTTCGACTATGACGCGATTTCTACGCTGCTCACCCGCGTGACTTCGCCGGCGTTGACCTCGTTGGAAATTTCCACGCTGGATACTGGCGATTTCGTTTCGTTCATCGAAGAGCTGACGCCTTTTTTGACCAAAGCGGCGCCGTCCGTACCGAACTCAGCGGAGACGGGGAGCAAGTAAGGCAACCCCTTTTTATCAGCGTTGAGGAACTCATTGCTGATATTGCTGTTGTTTTCCACTGGCCGCCCTCCGAGATGTACGGCATGGAGCTGCGCGAGCTGATGGCCTGGCGTCATCGCGCCGCCATCCGCAGCGGCAACCATGACGATGAAGACGAAGAGGACGATCATGGATCTTAGTATTCGCGTCGCGTTCAGCGCGATTGACAAACTCACCCGCCCGGTTAAAGCCGCTAGCAAAGCTGTTAGCGGCCTTTCTGACTCCCTCAAGAAAACCCAAAGTGCCGTCAAAGACCTTGATAAACAGGCTGCCAGCTTCGATCGGCTGCGCACGCAGGCCAACGATACTGCGCAGAAAATTAACCGCACAAAGCGCGAATTTAACGGCCTGAATCAGGTTGTGCGAGAAGGCGGTCAACTGACCGACACCCAGGCGGCGCACCTCGAAACCCTGCGTGGCAAACTCTCCCGGTTAACGCAAACCTATAGCCTGCAGACCGCAAAACTGCGCGAAGCCTCCCAGGCCGTGCGGCAGCATGGCGTCAACCTGTCTGCCGGCAGTGGTGCGGTGCAAAGTGCCATCCGGCGCACTGAACAATACAACCTGCAGTTGGAACGTGAGCGGCGCCAATTGGCAGCCGTTACCCAGGCGCAAGCCAGATACTCCAGCGGTAAAGACACCGCCGGCAAACTGCGCGGCGCCGGTATGGGGATGGTTGCCGGGGCATCGGTTGCCGGGTATACCGGCGGCCGTTTCCTGGCACCGGCCGTAGGTTTTGATGCCGAAATGTCGCGCGTTCAGGCGCTGACACTGCTTGATAAAAACTCTTCACAGTTGGGTGACCTACGCGCCCAAGCGAAAAAACTCGGTGCCGAAACCGCCTTCACCACCCGCGACGCCGCCAGCGGGCAGGCATTCCTGGCAATGGCCGGCTTTACGCCACAGGCGATTCAGGCCGCACTGCCTGGCGTGCTCAATATGGCGCTGGCCGGCGGCATGGATCTCGGCGAGTCCGCGGATATCAGCTCAAACATCCTGTCTCAGTTCCGTCTCGACCCGAAGGAAATGGATCGCGTCAGCGACGTGTTGACGGGGGCATTCACCCGTACCAACACCGATCTGCAGAACATCGGTGAGGCGATGAAGTACGCCGGTACGGGGTTGTCTAACCTCGGCGTCAGCGTTGAACAAACGACGGCGATGATTGGCGTGATGGCTAACGTTGGCTTGCGGGGAAGTATCGCCGGTACAGGGTTGCAAACTACGTTCTCCCGCCTGGCGGCGCCAACAGGGAAAGCTAAAGCGGCGCTGAAAGAACTGGGCGTTACCGTGGCCGATGCCACCGGCAAGATGCGCCCGGCCGAAGTTGTTCTGTCCGATCTCTACAAAAAGATTAAGAAATACGGCGACACCGATCAGTTGTCTTTTTTCAAGGACATTGCCGGTGAGGAAGCCGCAAAGGCATTCCAGTCGCTGGTACTGTCTGCCGGCAGTGGCGAATTGCAGAAGCTGCTGAGTGATTTGAAGAAGGCTCAGGGGGAAGCATTAAAAGCCGCCAAGGTGATGGCTGATAACCTCGGGGGTGACCTGAAAGAACTGGACTCAGCGTGGGAAGGCTTCCGTATTCAGGTAGAGGAAACCGCCGACGGGCCGCTGCGCAAGCTGACGCAAGGATTGAGTGAGGCGATTAATACTGCGAGTGAGTGGGTGAAATTAAACCCGCGTTTAGCGCAGTCAATTCTGTTAGTTGCTGGCGCTCTCACTGCCTTGGTTGCGTCGCTGGGTATCGCCAGCCTCGCCACAGGCTTGTTGATTGGTCCACTGGCTAAGCTGCACCTTGGATTTACGTTGCTGACGGGCGGGCGCAGTCTTATGGGCGCGATCACCTTGTTTCGTGGGCTTGGTGGTGCATCCGGCAGCGCCAAGTTAGCAATTGCTAGTTGGTCGCGCGTATTGTCCAAATTGTCTGACGGTTTCGGTGGTTTGATTGGGAAATTGGCGCCGCTACGCAACTTATTGCTGACCACTTTCCTGTCCCCGTCACTCGCGCTCGGAACGTTGACGAAGGGGGTAGCTAGGCTGGCGTTCAGATTAACTGGCCTATCGGCAGTGTGGGGGCTGATCACCGGCACTTTTTCAATGCTTGGTATGGCGCTATCTCTCCTGCTTAGCCCTATTGGATTAGTAGGCGCGGCTTTTGTGGCCGCTGGCGTGCTTATCTGGCGATATTGGGAACCGATTAAAGCATTCTTTGTTGGTTTTGGCATCGGGGTAATGGAGGCGTTAGCTCCGCTGCGAGAGGCTTTTGCCAGAGTAGCACCGATTTTCGGTGTGATTGGCGACGCCATCGGCCGTGTTTGGGATTGGTTCAAAAAATTACTTTCGCCGATGCAAACCAGCAAAGAGACGTTGGAAAAATGCACCAGCGCCGGCGAAACGTTTGGCCGCGTATTTGGCACCGCGTTGCAGGTGCTGCTGTACCCACTGTCAAAACTGATGGATGGCGTGGGCTGGCTGCTGGAGAAAATGGGCCTGATCCCGGATGGCATAGAGCAGGCACGGCGCAAGGCTGAAGAGCTGCGCAACCAGCCCGCTATGTGGGAATGGGATCCGCAGCAGAAAAAAATGGTTAAGAAGGGGTGGAATTGGGCAGGTCCCGGACTGCCAACGGGGTCGGCTACTGTCGATTCTAAGCTGGGTGGCGCACCGCCGCCGGTGCTTACCGGCGATACCGGCACGCAGCGCCGGCTGAGTGAGATAGCTGGCAGCACCAAAGCCACCGCCGACAATACCAAAGCCGCAACTAAACGTATCGGCCCTGGGGATATCATTTTTAAAAACCTCCCTCGTGCGCTGGCGCTGCGTGGAGCGTACCAGGAGGCGCGTGTAATGCCGCAACCTGTGCCGCGTATTGCGGCGGCGAGCGGTGGCGTGCTCTCGGTTCCTTCCGCGACGCAGCCGGCAGGCATGACGCCGGTATCTGCATCCGGTGGTGGGGCGCCCATCTTCCAGTTGAATTTTAACGATGTGGGAAAACGTTCGGATCAGGAACTGGAGCGGATGGTGCGTAATGCTGTGCGTGATGCGATGGCCAGCACAGCCAAAGGTAACCGCGGGTCATTCCGCGATCGAGATTAACGGAGGTCACAATCATGATGATGGTATTCGGGATGTTTGTTTTTACGTTGCGCACACTCCCGTATCAGCAGTTACGCCATTCACAGGAGTGGCGCCACGTAAAGAACGAGCGTATCAACCAGTCTGCAGCATGGCAGTATATTGGCTCTGGGGAGGAAAACATTACGCTCGACGGTGTTTTGTACCCTGAAGTCACCGGCGGTGGCGTGTCCCTGTATACGCTGGAGACTATCGGCTATGCCGGGCGTCCCTGGCCGCTGATTGAGGGCGACGGCCGGATCTACGGCATGTATGTCATGACGCGACTGGAGCGGGGGAAGTCTGAGTTTGACCGGTACGGCAATGCGAAGAAGATAGAGTTCACTATCAGCCTAAGCCGGGTCGATAGCGATTTCAGGGAGAAGTTGCAAACGACCTCTGCCAGCGACGTGCTGGGCGAGCTGCGCACCAGCGCGACCAAGGCGATTAACTCGGCATCGGATTCGGTCAACGGTCTGTTCGGGTGAAATAATAGCGCCCGGCACCTGGTGACATAGACGTCGCCGGCTGTGCTGCAGGAAAAGAAAAAGCCCCAAGTGGGGCTTTATTTTTTTCTAATAGGTCAGGCCACGCGGTGCCACAGCATTTGCAGCTTGTGGCGCTCCACGATACTGACCGCCTGGCCCTGGCCGAGTGCGTCCGTTTTCCCAGAAACGGGGTGCCCGTGGGGGCCTAACTCCATTTCGTGGTCATGTTCGCCGGCTTCGTCCGTGTCACCTTCCTGATAGGGGTCGAAGAATACCCGATTGTTACCGCCCAGTTCATAATCACTGTTGCGTTTAGGTACGCCATGATGAACGTGCTTACCACCAAGCTTGGTACGCTTCGTCCCTAGGTCGGTATCTTGTGCCGTCCCTGATACGTTGATTTCTTCCGCTGGCAGATTGTCGCGCGCAATTGTCACGGTATCGCTGCCACCCAGAGTGCCAACATCGGAGCCGTCTTCTTTCGCCGTTCTGATCGTCAGGTGTTCGCCGGCATATTCCCACGTTGACCACGGCCAGCGCTCGTTAGGGTTCACGTTCTGATTGAACAGGCGCGACGTGCCTACCGGGTTATCCAACTCCCAGGTGTCGCGGATAGCTCCTTCAACAGCTGTTGCTATGGCGGTCTTTATGCTTTCATTTAATTCACTGATTTCGGCCTCCGTGTAGTCTTTGGCCTCATTTTTCGCGGCGTTAACGTTCTGTTGCGTTGCAATGACGACGGCCGGGTCGAAAATCAATGCTACATGCTCAGTACTACTGATAGCTAACTGCATGCGCACAATCTGCGTGCGGCTCGAGCCGTCAGTCGTCAATGGCTTATAACTTTCCGGCATGTTGCCGATAGCAATACATGCGCCATCAGAGGCAAACAGTGCTGCTTCGCGCAGCCACCACCCGCCTGCCTGAGCCGGGACGATCATTTCAGCTTCAACGATATTGGCGGCAACATTCGTAACTGACAGGCGATTTAATGGCTCGCGGAAAACCTCGTTGATCAGCGAGGTTTGCTCTGGCGATGGCTGTGGCAATGTCCCGCCCCCGTCGCCGACTGCCATGTTCGCAATGTCCACCTTCTCGCCAGATGTGATTGCATCAGCCAGGCGGCGTGCCCCTATGTCAGTAATAACGCAATAGTATTTTGTGTGGCTCATTTTTTACAAAGCCCCCTGATAGTGATAGTACAGCCACAGATCACTTAAGTTTGCCGCAAGATAGGGGATGTTAGTGCCGGGCCGACCGTTCACATCTTCCGATGTAACATTGCTGTATCCGTAAAATCGGCCAGGGTATCCGGGGCGAGGGCCGAACTCCGTCTTGAACGTCTCAGCAAGCGAAAGAGCGGCGTTTACTGTTGACTGGCGGTTATCCATCAACAGCGCAGCCATAGCCCAGGCTACGGTAGGTGGTTGGCCGCGACGCGCCTCAGACCAGCAATAGTCAAGCTCTCGCAGAGCGCCTGCGCCGGACGTGGCCCTCAGTAACAGGTTAACGTTGTCAATTGGCGGGTCGTTGCGGCCAACCAGCTTGTAAGCGAATGCAGCGAAATAGGCAATCCACGACTGGTACGGCAGCCACAAATCAGCAGCCGGTGACGCGTTCTGGCTGTCCGTTACGATGCCAGGTATGAGCTGATAAACTGTTGCCAGGCGATTTAAGACGCCGGCAAACGTATTTTTGTACACGTCGCCGGAATCTAACCCCGCATAAAGCGCCAGCCCCAGCACGCGCATACCCATTGCGTTTGCGTTGCCAACGTCAGTCTGGAACTTGCCATGCAAGGGAATGCCGCCGATTGTGTTGTAGCGGTCAACCATCGCATCTGCAAAGTTTTTAATCCCCGCTTTCAACTCCGCAATCGCTGCTGTGTCATTTTCTTTCACCGCCGTAAAATACATCCACTGCAAGGGAGGAATGACGCATGTCGCCGCGAATTCAAGCCCATAGCGTTCTGACAGGTAATTATCGCCGAGGTTTGCCAGCGGGCCAAAGTTCGCGTTCAGGTAATTTTTAAAGTCACCGAACAGCTTCTGGAATGTGCTGTTTTTGTGACGGATAAATTTAATAATCTCTGTCGTGTATGGCCGGTGATACGACGTTTTTGTCCCGCCCTTGCCGACATAGTAGTCATAGTAATCAGGCATCTTTGCAGCGTCGTCCCAGAATTCGAGAATAGACTCCGAAAGCTCTGCGAGCTCTGGCAAAATCTGTTTCCGCTTAAGCCCTGGGTAAGCGGCAGCACCCAGGAAACCGACAGGACGATTGAAGACTTCGATAGCCACATTACGCGGGCTATCCTGCCTTTCATTGCAGTCGATCCAGAACTCAAACGGCCATGCCCAATTTTTCTCAACAGGCCAGTTTAGGAAGCTGCTGTCATTGACAGAGGTATATCGCCAACCGGCATACATCTGGACACCACCACTACCGACACCACCGGCAGAGGCGGTCAGGGGCCGATTGGGGCCATATTGTGTGCCGTTGCGGTGCGTATCACCGCAGGCGCGAACGACGGCCAATGACATTGGCGTGGTGAACGTTCCAGCCGCAGGTGTCAGCGCCGTTTTGTACTTGTCGTCCGCGACAAACGTCGTATCCCCCGTCTGCAGACGAATATCGAATCCGTACAATTTACCAACAGGAATTTCCTTCATCGCATTGCACATGCCGTAAATCTGAACCTGTCCAGACTTGAAGAAGCGGTAACGTATCCGGAGTTTTAACGATCCGGCCTCTATCCCGTATTTTTCTGAGTTATAAACAATGACTTCAACCTCAGAGAATACGGGCCCCGTGCTGACAAGGCGCACCAAGGGTTTGAATGAAAACCGGGTCAGGTCTGACGCACCGTTTAACATACCGGCAAACGTCGCAAAATGGCTCATGCCATGTACAACGCCGCTTTTGTCTACAATCGCCCCCAGCATGAAATTACTGCTGTCACGGAAACGGAAGGTGTTGTCGCCGACGGTAATATCATAACCGTCACTAACGTGTCGTAATTGCGGGTAAGCTCCATGTGTTTGCTGCGCGGTATGGGCATTCAGCTGTACATAGAGTTGCTTCCCCGCCGCAATATCAGCGTTGAAGAATACCGCCCCCGATTTCAACGAACCATCGTCATATTTGCCGATATCCAACTGCTTGCGCAGGTTGGTATGGTATTCCCCCGCAAACTGACAATCGATGTTGTTTCCTTTCTCATCGAGTAACACAAGGCATTCAGACGAGGGGGCCTCTCCCTGTTCAAAGGTCACCTTTAATTCAACCGGATAATGGGTAAAATCAAGCCCGGTGTTGTTCGTTACGTCAGCAATCTTGCGAGTGTATTTATCCTCTGGGGAAAATTTCAATTTTTTGCGCTGACGTATTGTGGCGGCAACACCCACATCACCGGCAACATCAACAGTATACGCGCCTGGAGGGACGATAATATCAAACTGATTTTCACGTAATACATACGATCTGTATGTATCTGAATATGCCATCATCAGAGCGCCGTTTAACATGGTCGCAATGTATGCCAGAACGCCCGATGCATTACCCTCATAACCCGCATTCACAACATCCGTTAAAACAACAAGAAATTGCATGATATTCTTGCTGGCGTGGGCGGATATACAGGAAACCGTCTCAGATGTTAACACTTCCGCGTAAGATGGCTTGAACGCCCCCGATGTGTCGATAACCCGAAATCTGTTTTTTTCGTTAATCACATTAAAATTAGCAGGCAACGTATAACGTACACGTGCGTAGCGCTCGGTTAGCTCGGAGAACTCATTCAGCGTTAAATCGGATAAATAAAACGGCTGAAAGTTAGACGATATTACACCATTTGAATATTGTGTGTGATTTGGAAGATACCAGCGCTTCGTGAAAGCAGGTGATGACACTTGAGAAAATTGGATCGTACTCAAAAAAGCATCGTGTGTATTCACATCCGTAATTCTAATTAAAGAGGTGTCATTAATTTTAATCGACCCAACTTCATTGAAATCAACTGACGATACAATCTCAGTGTATAGCTCGCTTTGCAGATATCTGACATTGGCTAACTCACCCTGCAATGAATTAATATCGTCAATGCCAGGGGTTTCGCTTATGCCAATGGCGGCACCATTATTGTTTAAGTAATATTTGAATCCTTTGCCAACGCCTAAGCCAACACGAAATGCTTTTCCGTTTGGCGTCCCGGCTATACCCGCGACGGTGCCATCCGGATCCGTTTCCGTTGCATAGAATGTGTACTCCCTGTAATCAGGGATGGATTCTAAAGATGTTTTCAGGTACTGAGTGCGGTTAGCCAGCTGCTTGGCCTGTATATTAGCAGCGCCACTGTTTCCACCCTCAACCTTTTCACCTCGTTGTATCTGGTGTATTTCATTTTCCCAGATTGTACTTTCGTTAATTTTTGTCATTATCTCGCCCCTGAAAATTTAACATTGCCGTTATACCGTTGCGCGCCGTCATAAATAATTGTGTCGTCCGCGACCACGTCCTGCGCATAAATCGTGATGATTTCGCCTCCCGTTATAGCCGCTCCGATCGTGATGGTGCCTTTTGACCTGGTCGCGATGGCGACACCTGCAAGGTGTCGGCTGACGGGTTTGGCATCGCCAACAAGCCGATCAAGTTCACTCAGTGTCTTGATGGTGATCCCAACATCATTGACGTCGACCTCAAGCCGAAATGTGCCCGGTTGGTCACCCGTATCGAACCATTCGGCGAAGGTGGCTGAAAACCCCATGCCCTCAATGACCCTGCGCACGGCGGCGCGGGTGCCTTTGCGGCGATGCTGCCAATACGATTGTTGTATCGCCTCTATTTTCTTTGCCGCCGGCCAGTTCTTATCCCAGCGATCGACCGACAGTGCCCAGGCCAGGTAAGGCAATAACTCCACTGGGCAAACTGTTGGCGTCCACAGGGTGCGCAGCGCCACGGTGATCGCCGATAACCGCGCGGTGACGGTTTCGGTGTGGCGCATCCAGGCACCCGCCGACGGTGGGAGCAGGGTGTTATTCATCAGTTCCACCGTTCTCGATCACATAACCGACGTTACGCGCCGCCTGCGTGTCGGAGATCTGCAGATCAGCAGGTGGCGAACGCAGTACTACGCGTTGCACCCCTTGCACATGCAGCGACGCCGATATTGCAGATCGAGCTACATCTCGACTGATTTTCTTGTCGTTCTGTTTGAGGAATTTTTGCAACGATGCATCTGCCGCATTGATAATTGGTTCTGACTCTGGCCCGGGGTACAAAAATAGTTCGGCATCAATCAAATAATCGACGATATCTGCACTGCGCACCGTCACCCGGTCACCCAGTGGCCGCACCTCTTCATCGTTAACGGCTGCCGTTACAGCGGCCAGCAGCTCCGGCGAGGCTGTACCGTCGCCGTCAGTCGACAGGATGGCGATCACCACCTCCGCCGGTGCCGGGCTGGTCGCCCTGGCATCGGCAACTTTGCCGCTGGCGCTCCGGGCAAAAAACTCATACGCCGCAGATGGCCCGGCAACGCTCATCCCTTCGAATGCCGATTGCGCACGCAGACGTAGCGCCTCGTCACTCTCCATCACCGCGTTGGCGGTGTCCGTTTCCGGGGTGATCGTCAGGCGCTTGGTGTCCAGGTTGGCAGCCAGATGATCCAGATCCGTCCCTTCGGCATGGCTTAGCATGCAGGCGGCAGCGCCCTCGTTGATGCGACGGCGTAATAACAATTCACGGTAGGCCATTGCCTGCGCGATTACGTTGAGCGGTTCGGATTCCAGCGACAGGGCCGCGACGACCGACGCTTGCTGGTCAGCAGGGAAGGCGGCAACCATAACCGCCTTCACATCGATCAGGATTGTCTCGAAATCGAGTGGCTCAATAATCTGTGGTGATGGCAGCTGTGACAGGTCAATCGTTGGCATCGTTGTGACTCCTGAGCGTGACCGTGCCGGTGCTCTTTTCCATGCTCTCCGTCAGCAGGCCGGTCATTTCTGCGGTGACGGCGCCTGTTGGCGAATAGCTAATGTTGACCGTGTTCAATGCAAGGCGCGGCTCCCAGGCCGCCAATGCGATCACTGTCGCGCTCATCAACTGCAGGCGGGTGACGTCGTTTTGTGGCGCATCCAACAGGTCTGGCACAAGCGAACCGTAGTTACGGCGCATCACGCGTGAACCGATGGGTGTTAGCAAAATGTCATTCGCCGACTGCCAGACGTGATCTTCATCGGTCAGCGTGCCGGTGCCGGTGGCATTCATACCGCGGTATTTCTCGGTCATCGCGTGCCCTCCGTCCAACTGCCGCCACGCTCAACGGCGCCGTGATTATGATCGTCGACCTGCACGCCGTTAGAGGTGAAGGCGCCGCCGCTGTGTGTGATATCCCCATGCATTTCACCGCCTTCGGTGACGTCAAGCTGCCGGGTTTTCAGCAGCTCAGTACATTCGACGACAGGCGAATCGAGGATGATTTTTACCTCTGCCGATACCTTGGCCGACTTGATCCCGCTGACATCCAACGCACCTGCGTCCGCGTCATAGCGAAACCTGGCGCCATCCGGGGCAGTGATCACCATCTCGTTACGCGAACCGCCGGGAGCGGGGTGAGCGTTGCTGTACAGGCTGCCGCCGATAATGGCCGTTTCCGGGTTGCCGCCAATGCAGAACAGCCAGACCTGCTCACCGATGGACGGGGGCATCCAGATGCTGAATGCACCGGCGCGCTGTGCGTTCCAGCGCAGCCAGGTAGTCTCCAGCTCGCCACTGGCAACGCGCACACGCCAGGTGTCCTCGTCGATCTCGGTGACCACGCCGACGCGGGTCACGTTTTCCAGCAAGCGCATTAACTCGGCGAACCCCACTATTTCACCCCCAGCGAGTCAATGACCGAACGGGCGATCGCCATGCGGTCAGCCTTGGTGATCCCCAGCAACTGACGCTGTGGGTAGGTTGCTACCGCGCCGGATTTGTTCACCCGGTCACGCAGACCGTACTGGTGCGTGCGGGCAATACGGGCGGCAACGCCGGTATATCCCACCGTTGCGCCACCGGCATCGGCGCGCGCCTTCAGGAACCGGGCGGTACGCAGGCGCCTAAACATCGGGTCGGCCTTGGTGGTGTCCTTGCGGGTCTGGGTAAAGTTGATATCGAGATAACGCTCGATATCTTCGCGGTAGAAAGACCGAATTGCGCCGCGGCCCTCATCGAACCCGGTTAGCATGCGGCCCCGGCTGCCTTTGGTGGCTCGCCAGTTTCTCAGTCGACGGGTTTCACCGTTCCAGATGAAGCCGATCCCCGCCTGCGAGTGCAGCACCTTGCGCCGGCGTTTCTCAAACTTCGAGCCGTCCGGGTTTTCTTGACGCGCGATGCGGCGTGACTGGCTTTGGCGCAGCATCCTGCCGACTTCTCGGGCGGTACGCAGGCGACCAGCAGGCGACATGCCGCCAAGAATATCGGCGAACACCTGATCCAACTGGTGAAACATCGCGGCATCCGTCATGGCACTAACTCCCCGCCTTGCTCTGGGTCAAAGACCATTTGCCAATCGCCGCCGCCGAAGCGCGGCTTATCTTCTGCCAGGTGCTGCGCAACGGGCTTGCCGTTCTCGATGGTCACCATAACTCGCTCCCATACCGGCACTTTCAGCAGAATATCGGCGCAGTCGTCGCTCACGATATCGGCGTCGAATTCAATTTTTTTGTTGCTGTCCGGGTTCAGCAGCAGGTCGGGTTGGTTTTCCCACACCCAGGCCAGCAGCGGCAACATGAGATCATCCAACTTGCCGGGGAAGTCCATCGCCAACACCTGAATGGGGTACAGGTACATAAACGAGCTTTCCCCGGTGGCCTGGATCTCGATGTGGCCTTTTTCTACCCAGACGGTGAACTGTTCAGGGTTGGCCTTGCACCATTGGTTACTGGCAATCAGCGCATCGCGCAGCAATTCGGCTTTTTTCATTTGCCCCCCCGGGCGATACGCCTCAATTCCAGTTCACGTATGGCGGCCTTGTCGGCGTTGCAACTGTCCAGTGCATCCAGCAACGCATCAGACCATGGCGCAAGGCTGCCGTAAGTCATGGGTGACGGTGCTGCAGGTGCATCAGTGTTTGCTGTCCGGCTTGCCGGCAAAGGCTCCTGAATAATCTGCGGCGCGGACTTCGGCGGCGCGCTTTTGCAGGCTGCTAGCGACAGCAGCAGGCACAAGAGCAGTGGCGCACGTCTCGCCGGCCAGCGCGGTTTTGATAGTTTCACGTCTTTGCTCTCCGCTTGCGCTGCGCTTCTCGCCCAGCGTCTTCATAGCTGCCTCAATATCACTGACGTCCGCGCGCAGGGCACGAACCTCGGCCAGCACATCCCCTGCCTGGTTAAGGGCGCGTTCTGCATTTGCCCGACCAAGCTCTGCCAACGCCCGCTGATGTTTTTGCCAGCCCAGACCGGCCAACGACGCCAGAAACAGCAGAATTAATACCGCTATCGCCTTCATTTAGTGGCCTTTAGCGCAGGGTCTGACAGGCACCAGGTTTTAAACTCTTCTCGGCGATTCACCAGCCCCTGCAGGCGTTTGCCGCCGGAGTTCACGAAGTCGGTCAGCCGGTTGCATACACCGGGCCAGTTTGCGGCCTGCGCGTTCTTCCACAGGGTGGTGCGCTGTTTTTTGCCCTGGCGATCGGTAAACCAACCGATCCCGGTGCAACCGACGTTAAAACTGACGTCCGTCATGGCTTCAAAAACAAACTGCGGTGCGGCAGCGCCGTTAAAATTACTGTTGATGCACTTCTCCGCTCGCACCAAGTCATTCACCCAGCGCTCGGCTATCTCTGCCTCCTGGTATTCGCGATTTTCGACGCGGGTCGTTGAACCTATGCCGACCGTGAGTACACCGGCGGGGCAGTAGTAAGGCGTTTTGCGGCAGTCCTCGTACTTTGCCATTTTCAACTGTGCCGCCTGGCTGGTGCGTACCTTCTCAGGCCACAAGGCAGCGGCGAGAGCGATAACAGCACCGACGCTGCAGGCGATAACGCGCTTTTTCATCGGGTGCCCCCTTTCAGCGACGTGATGAGCTCTTTCACTTCTTTCCGGTTCTCGGTGTCGCTGCGCACCGCGGTGATCAACTGGGCCAGCAGGGCGTTGGTGGTTTCCTGGCTGCGAGCCACCCGGCGGCGATGGATTTCGCCCAATGCAGCGGCAATCAGACCAATCACCAGACCGCCGGCCGCCAGCCATTCGCGCTGCGTCATCATCCCGATGCTCATCAGAAAGGTCGACCAGGTGTAGATCACCCAACTCCAGATACGGTCGATCACGTCCATAGCTGCACGGCCTCCTGTTGTACTGACCGGTCGATCTCCGGCAACTCGACCACCTGGCCGGCGGTCAGAAATATCTGTTCGGCAATCCCCGGATTGGCAGCAAGTACGACTTCGGTGACGCCTTGCGTGGTGCCGTAATGGCGCTGGCACAGTAAATCCAGCGTGTCGCCCTGCATTGCTCGCACTTTCACTAGAATGCCTCCGCGTAATTGCGTACTTCGTCGCGAATATCGGCGATAGCCCAGCGAGCATCACGCCACAGGTCAGCAGCTTGCAGGGTAAGTCCGGTGGCGTGTTTCTCGCCGGCGTCGCCGGTAGTGTCAACGTCGCGGTAATTCTCAATCAGATACGCGCGGGTGAGGCTGTACACCGCACGGCGATAACGGAATACCTTGACGCTTTCGCCATTGATTTCACCGGATGGGACGGCCGCCAGTGAGACATAACCGGCTTTTAGCTGGTCGGCTTGCCAGCGGGTCAACTGGTCGATGACATGGGCCACGCCCTCGATCACGGCGTGCTTCAATCGGGTGGTGGTCACCGCGCCGTTGATGCGCATTTCCATGCGCACGGCGCTGAGTGCTATCTCCGGCCAGAAAGGGCCGGCGGTGACCTTCTCGCCGTTATCATCGGTATCTGGCACATCGTCAGCGGCGGGTGTGACGGTACGCCCGGCAACAAGGCTCATGGCCCAATCTCCTCAAAAGGTGGCGGTGAGCGAGTGGAGAAAAGCACGCGCCAGGCACGGCAGATCTCCACCCGCGCCGCCAGCGCACGGGGCGCAAGTCGTTTTATTCAGTGGCTGGCGTTTTGGTTTTCTTTACCGTCGCCTTACCGGTTGTCTTCTTAGCTGGCGCTTTGCTCGGGGCGCGGCGTTGTCTGCTGGGTTTCGTGGCCACCGCAGTCGTTTCTGACGATGCTGCAGCGTCGGCATCTGGCGCGGCGCTGGTATTACTGCCGCCTGTTGCTGCAAGAGCATCAGCGCCAGTTGTGTCAGTACCTTCAGCATTGCTTTCCCCTTTGTCAGCGGTTGCCAGACTGGCTTTTTTAACCAATCGCGCCAGGCGTTCGATCTCTTTTCTCACACCGGCGCCGGCGTCCAATTTAATCGCCTGGCGCAGTAACCCCAGCGCGGTAACCTGGTCGGCTTCGGTGCCATTGCGCAGTGCAAAACCGCGAACCTTAAACAGCTTGGCAAGCACCTGATCCGGCATATCCTTGCCGTCGACAATCTGTGCAAGGTCATCCAGCACCGACAGGTAAGGGGTCAGGTCTGCGGTGTCATCGGCCTTTACCTGCACCAGAATGGGATCGCAAAGCTCTTCTACAAGAGCAGTGGCCGCAGTACGGCGGAAACGGTCAGGCATCGCGAGGTCGTGCGCGATGACATAGCGGCCAATGCGTACCGCAAGCGGATAATCAGCCGTATCAATGGCCCAAATCATCAGGGTGACGATCACTTCATCCTGGCGGCCGCTATCGCCTTCCAGCGTGCCCTCGATCCAGCCTTCGTAGTGCGGCAGTAATTGTTTTTTCATCGCCGCTTTCGCCTGGTCAGACTGCACTTTTTTCAGTGCACTCTGATCCATACGCAGACGGTGAAGAATTTGCTCATGCGCGGTGCGCGCGGCGTCCGAGTGTTCCTCGGTCTTACCGTGGCGTTCCGCCATGACGCGTTGAAAATGTTTTTGTGCCGGTGTCAGCATTATCCTGTCCCCGAAGTGGGGCGGGCAGGTGCCCGCCCAGGTGATTAACCGCCGCTCGCGGGTTGCGCGAAGGTGATGCCGTCGATAAAGGCGACGTTGCCGTAGTCCTCAATCACGAAATCGTCGTTCGATGACTGGTAGGTCGCGACGCGGTTGTACTCCGGTTCTTCCTTGATGGTGCGACGCAGGCCACCGCGCTGGTAGTAGATCGACAGGTTTTTAAACGGCGTGATCAGGATGCCGTTAACCGGGAAGAACGGCGCGATAAAGGTCGGCATGTTCCCGACACGCTCCTGCGCCACGATCAACTGACCGGCCAGCATTTCGGTGTTCGGGTTGGTCTGGCTCATGGCGTTGATTGCCGGGAAGTTGCTGGTTGTCAGCAGGTCGCCGGCCAGGATCACCACGTTATCCGGGTTACGCTTGTGCCATTCATCCATCAGGCTGTTTTTGGCGTCATAGACCGCGGCAGACACGTTGCCATAGGTGCCTTTGGTAATGATTTTATTGTCTTCATCCCGTGAGGTGACGGTGATGTTTGAAATCACACGGTGCGGCGCTTCCTTGCGGATTTTCTCAAGGAAACCGATACCGCAATCCTGCAACAGCGGGTTAGCTGCGCGGTCTGACGGGTCAACGTAACGGGTGCCGTTGAAGCCGATCATGATGCGGTCAAGTGACATTTGACGGGCCATCGCCGAGCTGATCAGCGGCTGGAAGTTCGGCTGATGTGCCCAGGCGTCCAACTGTTCGTAGCTGATGCCGTAGTCATAGTTGACTTTGCGGCACATGTAGTCGAACGGCTCCATCTTGTCGTTGGCGACAGGATTACGGCGGGCGCTCGTGCTGTTGTTCACCCCGGCCAGCGGACCTTTGCTGCCGATCAGCACTTTCTGGCCGATTTGCTGGGTGACGCCGAACATATTAATTTTGCTCAGGAAGGAATCACTTTCCTGCGCTGCTGCCTCCAGTTTCTGCTGTACCGTTGGGTCAACAGCAAACTTTGCGGCGACTGCTGCCGGCGATACGCGGTTTAGCTGTGCCTGCCGGGCAACGTACTGATCAAACAGCTCGCGGGTAATATTTTCCATGCTCTATTTCTCTCGTTGTGAATATCAGTCGTTGGCTCAGTAGTCAGCCAGCTGCGCGTTGTTGCCACCACTGGCCGGCGGGCGTCGGCTGTAGTTACCGTCCGTGCCTTCAACCTTCTGCTGCAGTGCAGCGAGGTCGGTGGTCAGCTTCTCAATGGCCTGCTTGTTGCTGGCTGCCGCTTGCTCGGCGTTGCTGAACTGGTCGGACAGGTCGGCCTGTGATTGCGCGACTACCTCGACCGCCTGATGCACCTGGCTGAAACGTTCGTCGTCGGTTTTCTTACCCTTGCCGAGGATGCCCATAACGCGGGAAAACCACTCATTACCCGAATTGGCGCGCGACTGGTCTGCCTGTACTAACTCGGCCTCAAAGGAACTGGTAAACAGTGTTGGTTCCGCATCGGCTGAATTGAAACGCATGATCTCGCCGCGTTTCTCGGCGGCAAACTTCAGCTTGTCCGTACCCAGGCTGGCCGGGGTATCGGTCATCGCTAAGCCGACCAGGTAGGGGCCATTGGTCAGGGAGAACTTCGGATGGATCTCGACGCTGGAATAAATTTTCTTCCCGTCGTCGGTCATGGTTTTCATGCGTGCTGTTGGCTCAATTTCTGCAAACAACGCGGCCTCACCGGTTAATGCACCTTCGGAAATGTCTTCCGCTGAAAGGGCCATCACATCGCCCATGGCGCAGAAGGTACTGTCAGGGAAAGGGGAAAGGTAATGCTCGATATTGACGCGGGCGCCGTAGATCGATGGATTGTATGATGCCGCCATCGCGTGGATCTGATCTCGGGTAACCTGGCGGCCATCAATAGTGGTACCGGAGGTCATCACGCGGAATTTTTTACGGGTGCTCGTTGTGCTTGCCATGTTTGCTTGCTCACGATCTGTTGAGTTCCCGGTGATGATGGCAGGGCGCCCGGCCCCCTCTCAACGCGTTGTTGTTGTCGCAGAACGCTGACAGCCGGCACCGCAAGAAAGCCCCCACGCGCGCGGGTTAACCTCCCCGGCAGGACATGGGGGAGACTATGACGGTTCAGGAAACATTCACCCGACATCGGGCACGGCAGCTTTACTGGCAAGGGTATCCGCCGGCGGAAATCGCACGCCTGATGGGCATCAATCAAAACACGGTGTATGCCTGGAAGAAGCGCGACGAATGGGACGAGACACCCCCGATTCAGCGTGTCACCACCTCAATCGATGCGCGCCTGGTGCAACTGACCGGCAAGGACAAAAAGAGTGGGGGCGACTTCAAGGAAATTGACCTGCTGACGCGCCAACTGAAGAAATTGGATAACGGCACGCCAGCCACGCAGCCGAAGAAGAAGGTACGTAAGAAGCAAAACTTCTTCTCCGAAGCGCAGATCGCGCAGCTGCGTGAAAACATTCTTGGCTCGCTGCACTGGCACCAGCGGGGCTGGTATGACAACCATCATCACCGCAACCGCATGGTGCTCAAAAGCCGCCAGGTGGGGGCAACCTGGTACTTTGCCCGCGAAGCGCTGGTGCGGGCACTCTCCGATGATGTGAAGTACAAGCACCAGCTCAACCAGATATTTCTGTCAGCCAGCCGCCGGCAGGCGTACCAGTTCCGCAGCTTCATCCGCTCTGCTGCGGCGGAAGTCGACGTCGAACTGAAGGGCGGCGATATGATCCAGTTGTTCAACGGCGCCGAGCTGCATTTTCTCGGCACGTCAGCGGCGACGGCACAGTCGTACACCGGCAACCTGTTCTTTGATGAGTTTTTCTGGGTGGGCCAGTTCGCCAACCTGAAGAAGGTGGCCGGCGCCATGGCGACACTGAAAGGGCTGACGCGCACCTACTTTTCTACCCCGTCAGCAGAAAGCCATGAGGCGTACCCGTTTTGGACGGGGGAAGCGTTCAACAAGGGCCGCACAAGCGGCAAGCGCGTAGAGTTCGACACGTCCTGGAAGACGCTGAACAGCGGCCTGATGTGTCCCGATAAAATCTGGCGCCAGATTGTCACGCTTCAGGATGCCATCGATCACGGCTGGGATTTGACGGATATCGATGAAATCCGCGACGAAAACAGCCCGGAAGAGTACGACAACCTGTATGGCTGCCAGTTTATCCGCAACGGGGAATCGGCCTTTGACTACAACATGCTGCTGACCTGCGGTGCTGATGGATATGACGACTGGCTAGACTGGAAACCCTACGCCATGCGGCCTATGGCCGATCGTCCGGTCTGGATTGGCTACGACCCCAACGGCGCCAGCGGAAAAGGGGACAGCGGCGGTATTTCTGTCAACGCTGCGCCGCTGGTCGGTGGTGGCAAGTTCCGCACCATTGAGACGCAGCGCATCCGGGGAATGGAGTTTGAAGCACAGGCAGATCTGATCATCGGCATGTTGGATCGCTACAACGTGCAGCACATCGGCATTGATGGGCAGGGGGTTGGTGAGGCGGTCTGGCAACTGGTTAAGAAGAAATTCCCGGCGGCGGTCTGCTACCAGTTCAACCCGGCCAGCAAGCGCATGCTGGTACTGAAGATGCAACAGATAGTTCGCGGTGGTCGCTGGGAGTATGACCGGGGTGAATACGACCTGATCGCCGCATTCAATGCCGTGCGCAAAGTGGTGACGCCCGGAGGGGTGATCACCTATGACACCGATCGCAGCCGCGGTGTGAGCCATGGCGACCTAGCCTGGGCGACCATGCTGGCGATTGTCAACGAGCCGTTGGGACAAGAAGGCGGCGGTAACATGACGGTTATGGAGTATTAACGTGAGCAAAAGAAAATTTCAGCGGTCGCGCCAACAGTCAGTAGCTGAGACGCAGACAGATCTGGCGGCCGAACTGCAAAAACTCCCCGGTCTGAGTACCTTCTCGTTTGATGGCCCCTGGCCGGTATCGTCATCTTATGACCTGCTGGACTCGATGTATTGCGCCGACAACGGCCGGTATTATGACACGCCGATCAGCTGGTACGGGCTGGCCCGCCAGTTCGGCCACGCCAGTTGGCACCAGTCAGCACTGATCTTCAAACGCAATGTGCTGGCTGGCTGCTTTATCCCGCACAGGCTGCTGTCACGCCAGTCGTTCTCAGCCTTTGCCATGGATTGGGTAGTGTTCGGCAATGCCTATCTGGAGTTGCGCCGTAATGTACTCGGTGGACCGCTGGCGCTGCATCACACTCTGGCGAAGTACACCCGGCGCGGCTCCGACCTGGATACCTACTGGTTTATCCAGGCGGGGCTTGATGATTACCAATTTCCGACTGGTGCCGTCTGCCATGTGATCAACCCGGATATTCACCAGGAGATCTACGGCATGCCGGAATACTTCGCCGGCTTGCTGTCCGCCAACCTGTCTCACTCGGCCGACACGTTCCGTAAGCTGTACTACGACAACGGTAGCCATGCTGGTTGCATCGTCTACGTCAATAGCGCCATTGCCGATCAGGAAAGTCTCGACAAGCTGAAGAAGACACTGACCGACACGCGCCGCGGTGGGGCATTCAAAAACATCCTGCTGCATGCGCCAAACGGTGGCAAAGACTCGGTGCAGATCCTGCCATTCAGCCAGATCTCGGCCAAAGATGAATTCCTGGGGGTGAAGTCCGCCACGCGCGACGATATCCTCGCCGCCCACCGCGTGCCACCGCAGCTGATGGGCGCCATGCCTGAAGGCAATGGCACGTTTGGCGACGTAGAGAAGGCGGCCAGGGTATTCGCCATCAACGAGCTGACGCCGATCATGGAAGCCATGAAGCATGTCAACGACTGGATGGGGGAGGAGGTGATCCGCTTTAACCCGTATGCGCTGCTGAATGTAGACTAACTCTGCCCTGCAGTACGGCCGCCGCTGTCTATGGCGGCCGTCTCCCCATTGCTTGACCTCATCCCACCCGATCTAACGCTGGCATACACAGCATCAATCCTTTTCCCGTCGCCAGCCGCCCCATGCGGCCCGCTGGCGCGTTCATCACGTGTCACCATGCCTACGCACCATCACGGTGCGCGCCTCACAGCGGCCCGTTCATGAAGCACATGACCCCCTCCCCATGACCCAATGCGCGCGCTTACTTCCCCGCCTCGCCTGCGCGCTTCACACCCTCTTTATTGTGCACTTTTCAAAAGGGATCGAACCCGCGCCAGTGCTGGCGCAGGTTCGCAATAGGGAGGATCGAATTATTGTGCAAAATTGTGCGCAATTTTGCATTGGCAATGTATTGAATATAAGGTGCCCCCCGCAAGCAGGGGGCGAAGATAAGTTATGGTCGAATTGGGATAGAGGTTTGTGGTTGAATAGGTACTAATATTTGGTTGTAAGCACGTAAGATTTCGTTGTAAAGATCTTGATGTTTTGCAGCCCTAACCGTAATTATCAGGGCATATTTAATTTTCTCAGCCTTACTGCTAACGATGCTAGCTCCGGCATCTCGTGCATTGTAATGAATATCAAAAACAGGATTTTTTAACGAGGTGCCAAGCATCGTTTTTGTACTATGTAGGACGGTTTCCCATTTTCCCATATCAGAACGACGTTCACTTTCCGTAGAGAATTTTTTTAGATCAAAGAAACCAACCGTATCAGCATTTTTACTACCTTCTTTTACTTTTGCATCATTTGGCCTGAATGAGACCTCTAAACCTGCTTTTGTATAAGATGCAGAGTCTTGAGGATCTGTCGCTGTAGCGTAACAGAACGTAGCTGTTAAATTTACCTTTCCCTTTAACCCTGAATCAGGAATGGGCACAGGTGCACGTAAATACTTACCTGGTTTTAACTCTCCTTGGTAAACAATGCGTGCAACTCCATCGGGACTGATAATAACATCACTTAGATCTTCTGGTAACTTACCCCAACCTACTTCAGTGCAGTCATGGTCGAGGGGATTGGCTGCATGAATAAGTAATGCTTTAATAGCGAGTTGGCTGAGTTCACTGCCTAATATGGAACGTATGCCAACAGCTGAGCGTAAAGCATAAGGTGCCGCAAAGCTGGTACCTCTCTCAGGGGAAACTACAGGTTTTGTTCCTTTGCTAAGCACATGGAAATATTCTGTCGTTTCCCCACCAAAAGCAACCAAGTCAGGTTTCATTACACCAGGACTTCTCCCTGGACCTATAGCGCTATAGGAAGCTCTTTTCCATTGTGCATTATCAGTTGAATCACTAGAACCAACAGCAAGTGCATTGACGCTATCAGAAGGTACTTGAATTCTTGCATTACCGGATTCGCGATCCATTTCGCCATTGTTACCGACAGCGACAGTCATTAATGTATCACCGTCACTTAATAAATCGTCTATAACCGAGGTCCAAGCGTGAACTTCGGTGTCCTCTATAGGCAAATCAGGCCCTAAGCTTAAATTTAAAAACTGGTATTGCCTGGAAAGCAATACTTCTTCTATAAACCCTAAAGTTCTATAGAGTTCTAGAGGGTCTTCTTCGCAAGTTTTATTGTCTAAAACCCTTAAGTTATCAATATAAGCGTATGGGCGTGGGACTTCTACTTTAGTATTTATAGGTCCAAAGAGAAATGCAGAAGATACAGCTAGGCCGTGATCAAGCGCATCTGGATCATCTTCAGCATGGTCATCTAATACACGGTAAGATCTCACCCATGGGGTAATTGGATGTTTTTCGGGCAAGCCTCCATCTAGAATCGCAACCCTTATTTCAGGGGATAAAGGTCCTTCTGATGGAAGGGTACATTGCGCCTCTGCCCCCCCAGCGCGTCGCATTGGCCGAATTCCACGAAGTTTTGGAACCGGTCGAATAACACGCGCAAAAGTAAATTCAGCAAGCCTACGAATTTGCTCTACTGAGCCTTCAACTGGCAGGAACCAAAGGGTTCCTGCAGTAAACGCTAATTCAGTATGGGCAATAATATTTAGCGAACTAGCATATGTAATAAATTGTTGTTGGACAAAATCCCGCCCTTCATCTGATAATAAATGTATTCCTACTTCAAAATAAGATTCATTATCAAGTCCTGTATTTACAATGCGCTCTTCTGGCAGAAACGGTTGGAATTTCTCTATTCTTGCAAAATCAATGGCCTCAGTAGAATTGCTTTTTAGTGCTGCAATCCACTCAGTTAGGGCTGAGAACGCTGTTCTTTTACCCGCAACGAAAATTTGTGTTGTTGGATATTCTGTCACTTCAGCTTTTCGTTTCCAACTTTCCGGAGTGATTTTAACTGTCTTACTGCCAATAGATTCCAAACCAGTATCTTTTAACAGTGCCGAAGGGAAATAAGACCTTGCAATGTAACTAGGGTTTAGTGTTAGCTTTGCAACAGCAAAATTATTTGGACATGCAGAAGCAGGCAGCGAATCGAATGCCTTAATAGCAGATTGCACTTGTGGTACAAGTCGTTGTCTAGCTTCAGACAACGTGTATACCTCAGATTTATCCATTCTTCTTCTTGGTCCGGGGATATCATGAGTTAATAACTCACCTCTACCAATTAAAAAATTTGTTTTTGGCATAATGATTCCTTACTGTGCTGAGCCAATATTAGCTGAACGATATTTCCTAATAGTATCCCTACTAACACTAGTCAAATCAGATATAGCGCGTTGAGGAAGCTTGGAATTTTTAGTAAGACTAATTGCTATTTCAATTCTTTCGTTTCTGTCAAGTTCTGATAGCCTACCTTTTATGAACTCCTCAATTAATTCTTCATCAGATGCGATCCCCAAAGCTACAGAACGACGAAATCTGTTAATAGAACGCTCTATATTACTGAATGATTCATCTTTGAAAGCTAAGGTTAGCACGTCCATCCATCTTCCAAAAATGGCATAATCAGGACCTAAGAATCTTTTTACTGCATCACGAATGGTATCTTGATCTGGTTTTTCAAAGTTCAGAACGAGATCAAATCTACGCCACAGTGCAGGGTCTATCAGTTCTGCATAGTTAGTCGCTGCAAGTAATAAGCTTGATGATGGCCACTCATCTACTTCTTGTAAAATAACGGTTACTAAGCGCTTAAGCTCCCCAACATCTGAATCATCGCTTCTTTTCTTAGCTATTGCATCGATTTCATCTAAAAGTAATACGCATGGACTTTTCTTAGCAAAGTCCAAAGCAGCTCTTAGATTGTTACCACTTTTGCCAAGGTAACTACTCATAACGGCGGTTAGATCAAGGACATAAAATGGAACGCCTAATTTTTGTGCAAGCCAACTAGCTGTTAGTGTTTTACCAACACCAGGGGGGCCTACGAAGATAGCAGAGCGGGTTGGTAGTAACCCCAACTCTTCGAGACGTTTGATACTTTTACGTTCGAGGATAAGTTGGTCCAACGAATTTTCCATGGCACTTGTCAGCATCGGTTTAGAAATTAGTGTTTTATCCGATGGTGCTTTCAACAAGGTAAGCCTTGAGTCTTCGTCGACAGGCATAGTTTGTTGAGCCAACTCTGGGGTATTAGCTTTTCTTAACCCTTGGGCTGGCTTCTGAGGTTTACTACGTAAGTACAAATCCAGTTGTTCGGACAGCGCTGGCATTGGTTCACGATACTTACGAACTAAACGTGCGACATACAGCCGCACATCATCATATTGTTCAGCAATCACCAGTCGGACTAACTGGGCTAAATCTGATTGAATTCCGCTCAAGTCGCCCATTTGATTTGTAACCCCTTGTTTTTCATGTATATTAAATCTTTATTGTGTGGACTATTTATAGTATTGCATTTTTTTAGCTGACTGGAAAGAAAAATACTATATGTAATTACAGTGTTATATTTATGGTCTTCACCAAGTGAGCGGTGATATCTACGCCAGTGCTACCCGGTTTTTAGCCAATGTTTTCCAGCGCGATACAAGGTCTGTTGCTTTGTGTTTTGCGAGGGATTTCCGCCACTGCTTATCTATGCCGGCAACGATCAGTTCACCGGTAACCTGATTTGCCTGATAAACCGTATCCAGCACGGTGACTTCTTTCCCCATTGCCAACTGAATAGCCTGGTGCTCGCTTACGGTAACTTTTCGGATCTTCGCCCAACGTTTCACCTGCTCAGCAACGCCGACGACTAATGGAGTGACCTTTTCCTCCATCTGCCTGAGCGACTGCGCGGCACGTAGGTAACTTTCTGCCCGCTGACGTTCCTGCTCGGTGCATTCGCCCGATGTAATGGCATAGGCCAGCGCCTCAAACTCTTCGGCTGGGGATTTTTTCCGCTCCGGTTTGTGGTTTCGAAGGTTGTTGGCAAGCTGTTTTCGCCTGCTGGCCGATTTTTGGCCGATCTCAAGCTGTTCCGGCTCGTTATTCAGTGGTGGATCACCGCTCGAATCTGACTGTTTTTTGACCTCAGTACAGTTATTGACACGAGTCCAAGGGGGCGCAGACGCGCCCTGGAGGTCAAGGTCAACCCCTTGATCGGCGTCGGCCAGCGGCAGCGGCTTCATTCTGACAATGCGGAATTTCCGAAGCCGGGTTTCAACCGGTGGAATGTTTACGGTTGGCATTACCAAGCCTTTGATCACGGAAAGGTGCTCGCCGTAATCGTTCGGTTCGTCTTTGGTTTGATACCAGGTGCGGATGCGCAGATCTTTGCGCAGAACAAACGGGCCGCCTTGCAGTAATGTGTATTCGCGCCAATCTCCGCCATCCGCAGCACGATGTAGCTCCCCGAACAGCGGGTTGATCTGGTCAGCTAAATCCTGATCGCGCATACGGCGCAGCTCGCGCCAGACGGTAACGGGTGCGCCGCCGAGGAACTGGAATTGACGGACTCCCCAGCATGACGCCCAGGCTGTAGCATGCCTGGCGGTTTCCTTCAGAGGTCGGCCGCTTTCGTCGTCTGTTTGGCCGTCAAGTGCATAGCCGTCGACGTTTTTGGATATGTATTTGACGATATAACCCGTCGCGCTACCGATGCTTTCATCGATCGGCTTCATTTCAAATCGGGGGTGATTTCCGTGACTGCCGGCCAGCTCTTCGGCGTCTTCACGTGTGGCGTAATCCCGCATGATCTCGCGCAGTGGCTCGACGTGTTCAGGTGTTGTGAATAGCAGGCCGTGCCAATGTGGTGTGCCGTCATGATGCGATTCGGCGACGCGTAGGCCAAACGCCGGAATGTCATTGCGCTTGAGCTCTGCCCGGATTTGTTGCCATACACGATTCAGATAGCGCTGTGTTTGGCGCGGGTTTTTGCCGTTCCATTTGCTGTTGCGGTGTCCGCTGTAGCTGTACGCGTGATAGCTGGATGGGGCTGTCAGGGTAAAAAAGCTGCCGGTATACCCTTCAAGTGTCGCGACTTTTTCGAATCCGCCGATGCGGGTCATCAATTCGTTGCGGCGTTTTTCAGGGTTTGAAATGCTCTTATCGATTTGTTCGATGAGCGATATTCTCTCGCCGGTGTCCTGATCTTCCAGTTCCAGCTTGCTCATGATCGCGCGGCTACGCTTGCGGCGCTGATCCCATTCTTCAGCGTGGTGTTTACTGCAATAGGGCGATATGCCACGACGAACGTCGCCGAAGGCAATATGCAAATGTTCACGCCAGCGGATGGCATATTTACGCAGGTTGCGTTGCCAATAGCGCGCATCTCGCATTTTTTGTACTGACACTATCGCCTCGTCTACCCATATGGATTTTTTTGACGATAGCGGCGGGTTGATCTGGAACATCGCGGTAAGCGCGGATGCTTCCCGATATAGCCGCATAGCCAACTCACGATCACCTAAAGCGTCAAGCGTCTCGTTTACCTCACTCAATACCGCAGTCATGTAAATAGCGATGTCTTGTGCCAACAGCTCAATATCTTCGTCGGTGAAATCAGGAAGCCGATTAAAGCGCTCGATCAGAACGAGCAGGTGCGAAAAGTTATGGTAAAGCGCGTCAAGGTGTACAAATGGCGGGAAATCTTCACCGTCGCCCTTAATTGCATACTCATCGGTGACGCCGGTGATGATCGGCAGGTCACGGCGAATAATATCGCGCAGCTTCAGGCGGGCAATATGCCGGCCTTTGGTGCTGTGGAAATGATTGATTCGGTCACTCAGTCGCCGCCGGATAAAGCGCGGCAGCGGTGCCAACGTCCGTTCAACCCATGCGCAAAATTCCTGCTCTTGAGCCAGCTCAACGAGATCAACAGAAGGAGTCTTGTCCACATGGATAGCAGCTTTCGGCTTATTCCATGCATAGGGGTAGTCAGAAACGTCAACGCCACCGCCCGGATAGGGCAGCGGCGGTGTTGGGGTAATACGTCCGCGGGCTGGCTTACTCACTCCAGGCCCACTCGTCATAGTAAAACCACGGTGAGTTGTGCGGCTTACGCTCTACGGTTTCGGCCGACAGCAGTGTTAAAACGCCAGTAACTGGGTCGTGCTTAAATACACACTCAACGGACTTGTCTACACTGCGGGCAGAGTCATAGCCGGTTATTGGCTGCTTTCTGCTTAGAGGAATAAGTCTGAGCGTTGCGCCTGTAGAAAGCCTTAATGCGTCGTGGATCAGTTCCCGTTGTCGTGCAGCGTAGGCCCTTCCACAACGGCGGCCACCGTAGGTGAATGAACGCCTGCGATTGAGAAGTGCTAAGACATGAAAGTCCTGGATGTGAGTGTGTCTGGGATAGAGAGCCACAATGAGGGTAGCGATGGAAGTTTTCAGCATTTCTGCGGCTCCCCTGGTGCTGCTGTAAGCATTGCTGCGTAGATGTTGCCGAAATTCACGCAGAAACTTTCGTCGGAACCGAATGACACATCGTCACAGTCCATCGCGGCGGCGATCATTTCTGGTGTTGGCTCCAATGGGACGACCTTCCAGCCATTATGAGAATAAGCACCTTGAATTTTCTCTTTCACCTCTCGCAGGGAGTTACGTGTTTCGAAAACCACAACGCCATTCTGCAAGGTGACTTTTGCCCCTTGCTTGCCCAAGTGATAACCGTGCATATGTGGTTCAACTGAAGCGATCATGCTGATATCGACTAAACACTCCCCGATTTCTATTAACTTATTCATGCTGATGCCCTCATGGTTGCGATGATCTCGCCTGCTGTTGCGCGACTGGCAGCTTTGGCGCTGACAGAACGGCGGGCGGTGATCGAGGTGATAGCGAAATCGGCGTACAGCGCCTTGGCTGCATCCGTCTCGCTGTTCGAGGCCACGACGTGGCGTCCCAGCTTGGCGGCGATACGAAGCATGCGCGCCAGCTTGCGCTGCTGTTCGTTGGTAAAGCCGTCAGTGTGATAGCTGGTAAAGCTGGCGGTTGCGCTGACTGGGATGTACGGCGGATCGCAATAAATCACGTCGCCAGCCTGTGCCATCCTGATCGCCTCTGGGAAACTGCAGCACAGGAAAATGGCTTTTTTGGCCTGCGCCTTTTCCGCGAAGGCTCTGATCTCGTCTTCTGGGAAGTAGGGCGCTTTTCGATGACCGAACGGCGAATTAAACTCGCCGCGCAGGTTGTAACGGCAAACGCCGTTGTAGGTGTGGCGGTTGAGGTAAAGGAACTGCGCTGCGCGGTACAGGAAATTGCTATCGCAGCGCAGATTGAAATCGGCCCGCACGGCGTAATATCCAGCCTCGCTGGTGTGCTCCTTGAACAGGTTGCGCGCTTCACGTATCAGGACTTCCGGAATATTTTTAGCGACGTTGTGGAAGTTGATCAGATCGCTGTTGATATCGCATAGCAGATAACTGTCATAGTCGGTATTGAGAAATACCGCGCCGGAGCCGACGAACGGCTCAACCAGGCGCCTACCTTCCGGCAGGTGCTGGCGTAGTGTGTCGATGATGCGGGCTTTGCTGCCGAGCCACTTTAGCGCGGGGCGGTTCATGCTGCACCGCCATCAACGGTGATGCTGGCAACCGCAAAACCGGCCATCCCTTTCCCGCCGTAGATTGCTCCAATCACTTCGGGCGCAATTAACGCATTGATAATGCCAAGCATGCCTATGACATAAGCATCGTCACAGATGCCAATCGTTGCGGGTATATCGCTTCGCGCGAACTGTTCTGAGCATTGGACACGATGACTAACCAATGCAGCGATTGCGGCCGGGTCAACCTGGAATAGCCGGTTAAGAATGTCGACTGCCTTCTGAGCGTTCAGATCCTGTGATACATAACGGCGACCGCCAGTAGCCATCGCCTTAATCACGCCAAGCGTGGTCAGACAATCGGAAAGGGCGCGGTGCGCCGTTCCTTCAATTTTGACACCTTGCTGTTCCGCCGCGGCTGTCAGCTTTTGCCACCTGTACCCGCCGCGATCGCTCTTCTGGCCGTAGAATTCTGCGTAGGCCAACATGGCGCATTCAAATACTGGTTGCTCAACACAGCAGGGGCCAACGATCCAGTTGGCGGCATTGGTCTGTTCTAGCAGTCTGGTATCGTAGTCGCTGTTATAAATCACGACTTTTCTGCCACTAATGAGGTGGTAAAATTTGGAGCACACCCTTATCCACGATGGCGCATTTGCCACCATTTCGTTTGTAATGCCATGAATTGCCGTGGCTTCCGGCGGAATTGGCCTTCTCGGCTTTACCAGCGTGTTGAGCAGGATTTCTCCTGTGGTGTCTAACAGGGTGATTTCCACGATCTCGGCATCAATGCCGAGGCCAGTGGTTTCGGTGTCCAGAATCAGGCAGTTGCTCTTCAGCCAGTTCTTTGCGAGTTGCTGCGGTGATAAATTTGCCATGGTTTACCCCTTGATATGCCGTGATTTTGCTTCGTGAATTTCCTGACAGGTAATGGCCGCTCATTGAATGCGCGGCAGCATTTGTATTGGCTGTATGCGAACCAGCCAACCGACGCGAACGCGAGTGCCACCCAGACGGCGACGGCGGTGAGGAAGGTCATCATTGCGGCTTCCTCGTTTCTGGCGTGCCAACAGACCGGCGAACACTGATCCAGTCTTTCAGCGTGGAAAAAATCTGATCGCGCTGGGTCTTATCCGCAGCCAGGCGATCAAGTTTGCTTTCCAGTAGTTCAAGCAACTGCAATCGCTCAGAGCGGCGGGCCTCGATAAACGCGGCGTGTAAATCGTCGTCTTGCATAACCCCCTCCTAAATTCAGGGTGTAAGAAACCCGCCACCTGATAGGCAGCATTTTTTATTACTGGTGATTTACATATTTCAGTAAGCACTGATAAATACTTACTGGAATATGTGCCGGTATTTCCATGCCGGCACATGGTGATGGTAATTACCCGCTCTATTGCAGCCCATTCATTTATTAGGGCGCGAGCGGATGTTTAATTACCTATCTGGGAGCACACCCCGTGACGCCAATCACCCACACGTTTATGGAAGGGATGCGCTCTCAGATAGGGCCGGTCATGCCGGCACAACGAAAATCAACAGTGATTTGTATATTGCTAAAAATATAAACAGGCCTGCCAAAATCATTTTAATAACGGGCCAGCCGTGTTTCACAAATCCTGTTTTAAGCTCTTTGAGGCCCCCGCAGCTTTCAGCAAGACCCCAAACCATCATGCACACTATTGTCATGAGCCAAGCAATAAGAAACGCAAGTTCGTCCTTCATCAATCCCCCTGATTCTGTTGCGATAATGGAATGTCGCCGTTGTTGCAGCGCATGATCAACCGATCGATGACTTCAGCGGCCGGGCCGTCGCCAGCCGCTCCTGCCGTACTCATTAGGCCGGTAAGGCCGATGCACAGGCGGAACGCGTAATCGTTCAGTGATACCTGGCGAACCTCTGGCGCGGTGGCGGTTGCCATCTGCAAATTGGCCGCTTTGGTGTGGTAGTGCTGCAGCAGTTCTTCAATGAGAATTTTATAAGGCTGTTTCATTTGTTTTCCCGCCCTTTAACCATTTTGTCCACGGTGCGCATAGCTTCTGCCAGCGCGAAATCACGACCGAAATAATCCCCGTTGCTCATCAACTGATAGGCCGTGCGGTTTGTTTCGCTATGGCGAGGGCACTTTTGGATAGTGAACCCGCGATAAACGAAAGTGTGTTTCGATAGCTGTATCAATGCTTTGTTTTGCGCGTCCATATTGGGATCTCAGCTGTTGTCGATGGCGTCTTTCAACATGGCGACGAGATTGACCTCAACCTTGTCCTTTGCCTTATTTTTCGGGCGGATGATTATCCTTCCATCACGAACCATACGGCGGCAGGTGGCCAACGGGATTTGAACCATTTCGGCATAGCGTTCGAGCGAGACGTAGCCAGTTGGTACAGATATGTTGATAGTTACGTTTCCCATACCGCGCCTCATTCAGCTGTGAATGACTCAAGCCCGCGAAGAAAAATCAGGCGCGCCATACTTGAACTGGAGCGGCTTTCGCGTGTGGCGATTGCCTCAAGTTCGGCGCGCTCATCCTCCGACAAGCGCATGGGAATTGGATTTTTTGCAGCAATCCCACGAGGCAAACGTGAGCGCGGCTCATGGAGTTCTTGTTTCATAGTGGTATATTGTGATCTGCTAAGTGTCTGTGAAAACCATTCTTGACCATTATGTTGGTCAAGTCAATATCGGAATACCAAGATAATGGTAAATATTGGCGATAGAATTCGTGAAGAACGAAAGAAATTCAATTTAAATCAAGGTGATTTTGCAAAACTGGCGGATTGTTCTCGAAACGCTCAGGCCATGTACGAAAGAGATGAGACGGCCCCTGGAGCCGGCTATTTAGTTCGCTTGGCGGAAATTGGCGCTGATGTTTTGTACATTTTGACTGGAAACCGTTCTTCATCGAGTGGTGAAATCTCAAATGATGAACTTGAACTCATACAGCTGTATAGGTCGGCCCCACTGGCTGTAAAGGCAGCAGCCCTTGCTGCACTTACCGCTGGTAATTCCGCTGCCGATCCCAAAGCAATAAGCGTAAGCGGTGGAAGCGGCCAAAGGATTGCTGGACGTGACTTTCATGAGTACAAGAATAAATAGTACAGGAGGGACTCTATGGGGAGTGATTCTAAGGGTAGGCATAACAGGGTTGCTGGCAACGATTTCCATGAAGAGCGTATCACGGCAGAAAATTATATAGCTAGGGACTTTGTCAATATTACTGCCCCTGCTCCTGCTATAGAAGAAGACACTCGGCCATTGGTTCCCGCTCAGCGTAAGCAGCTCCACCAATTGATTCTCGCTGTAGCGGAAGCGGGGAATGAAGAAGGTTACGAAGTATGGCATCGAGTCCATGCAGAAATAGGCGTCAGAAGTGTAGAAGAAATGACTGTTAGTCAATATCAACCTGCTTATAGTTACCTTCAGGCACAATTGGATTTATGCCGAGAGAAATCCCAAAAGAATGAACTGATATCTGCATTGCTAAAAATCAGTGCCAACACAGATCGCTACAATGACCTTCTGCAGTACTGCCGAAAAAGTTTTGGTTCAAGCCACCTAAAAAATCTTCAGCGCATCGAACTACAGCAAGCATTGTTGTGGCTTGACGAGGAACGCGGCATGAGCAACGAGGTTACCAAAAAAGTACCCGTGTTTGTGCAGTGGGGGCGTTTGGCTTGGGATAACCCTGGTTTCACGGCATTTTTATTTCTCTTAGGCTTTTCCGTCCCTGTGATAATCGACTTTATCATTCTTGGAATTTAGCTCATTTATTAAATATTGAGATTACAATTTTGCCTAGAACAAATTCATATTTCACTGACTCCCAAGATTGTATAAGACGTAGAACCACTGCACATGAAAAATGTAGCTTAATTATTATTTATTGGTGAATAAATGAAAAGTTTATTAGCAAAAATTATACCTTTGGCAATCCTCTCTTATGCTTCACACGTTTATCCACAAGACACACAGAATCCGACGGCTTCAGAATGCAGATCGCTAAAAGATAACACCCAGCGCTTGCAATGCTATGACTTGATGTCTAAAAGCGATGCATCCAACGAAAAAGAACCCGAAGGCCTCCAGTCAGGACTTCCTGATGGAGATGTTGGGGGATGGAAAATTGAGAAGATGCAGTCCAAAATCGATGATTCATGGAATGTTTTTGTAAGTCTTTCCTCAACCAATACGATCAGAACGCCGTATGGCGAATATTTAAATCCCTCTCTTTATGCTGTCTGTAGAGAAGCTAAAACAGAGCTTTTCGTAAGTTGGGGAGTATTCTTAGGCACAGACCAAGCAAGGATGATTCAGCGGATTGATGCGGATAAGGCCACTCAAAAAATGTATACAATATCGACAGATAATAAATCTGTATTTTACCGCGGGAATGCAATTCCCACGGTTAAGAAGCTAATGAATAGCAAGAAACTCTATCTCCAAATTGTACCGTACAGTGAAAATGCCATTGATGCCACTTTCGATCTTTCTGGCTTGTCAGAGGCTATAAAACCCCTCAGACATGCGTGCAAATGGTGACAAAACGCATATGACAGTACGTAAACTGCCTTCGGGTAAATGGCTTTGTGAGTGTTACCCCTACGGTGCTTCAGGCAAGAGAATTCGAGTAACACGAGCAACGAAAGGTGAGGCGCTCTCGTATGAGCGCCGCATCATGAGTGCTGTACATGGATCAAACATTGAGGCCAACACTCAAAAGCTATCTGATCTCGTAACGCGCTGGTACGAAATGCATGGTAAGTCCCTCACATCTGGAGAAGAGAGAAAGGCAAAGCTTGAGGCCATCTGTGAGCGTCTTGGTGATCCACTGGTCGACACATTCGATAAAAACATGTTTGCCATATACCGCGAGCGTCGTTTACGCGGTGAGTGGAATCCGAAAGGGAAAAAACAACTGAAAGAGGCAACTGTTAATCGGGAATATTCATACCTGCATGCTGTATTCTCTGAATTGAAACGCCTCGGAGAATGGCAGGGGGATAACCCACTTGATGGCATTCGTCAATTCCGCGAAGGCGATCAGGAGCTGGCATTTTTATATGACGATGAGATTCAACGCCTGCTTGATGCTTGTGACGAGTCTGCAAATAAAGATCTGGGGGCCGTGGTTCGCATCTGCCTAGCGACTGGCGCGCGCTGGAGTGAGGCTCAAGATTTAAAGCAATCTCAGGTAATGCCCGGGCGCCTCACCTTTACCCAGACAAAAAGCAAGAAGAATAGAACCATTCCAATATCTGCCAAAGTGCAGGCATTACTACCCAGAAAGAGAGGCAATCTTTTCACCCCATGCTATGAGGCTTTCGGTTCCGCTCTGAAGCGTGCAGGCATTGAGCTTCCAGCAGGACAGCGCACTCACGTTTTAAGACACACGTTCGCAAGTCATTTTATGATGCGCGGGGGTAATATTCTGGTGCTGCAGCAGATACTGGGACATAGCTCGATCACAATGACGATGAGATACGCGCATTTTGCGCCTGAGCACCTGGAGGCCGCGGTTACTCTCAATCCATTTGACAGCCTAAGTGCTGAGCGTTTGGAGGCTTAAAACAGTGGCGATAAAAATCGCATGCGCACAACAAAGCTCAACTATGCTTAATCTTCCTTGCCTTTTAAATCATAAGGTTATGATTTTTAAAAGTCTTGGATAGTTTTTAAAATCCCTCGGCTTATGGCTGTGCGGGTTCAAGTCCCGCCCCGGGTACCAGGAAAATAAATTCCAGAATAATCAAAGCAATAAGTAGTAATGTCGTGACCGCCGGAAGGCGGTTTTTTTGTGCCTGAAATTCCCCTTTCCACGATTTTTCTCTTCCAGTTTTATTCTGTTCTCGTGCCTTGAACAATTTACTGTTGCCTACAATAGGGACTATCATCCGGCTGTCAGTTTTAAACAT